GACAAAATAGTGCGGCCAACATGGCGCATAGTCATGTTGAGGTTGTCGGTGTAGTGGTAATTCGCTAGTGAGCCTTGCTGCTGCTGGGCGCGCTCTTGGATGCCAGAAGTAGCATTGCCTTCATTGCCGAGACTGGAATCGAATAGGCCCGTGGTGGCTTTTATGTCGTCGTTGGCGTGCATCAGCATGGTGATCGCACCAGCGGGTACATCAACCATCATCTGGCGCTGAGGCGGCGGTGCTAGCTGGCCATTGGCCGCTACAACAGGGTCATACTCCAGGTAGCTGAACGAGCGGTTGTTTGCCTGCGCCCACTCGAGGCCCATGGTTTCAAACTGGCCGAGCGCGCCAATGAACGGCACTTTAGGCCGCAGCGCATATTCTTCTGTGGCCGTTGAAACCCAGTAGTTGTACATCTTCTGAGGGTCGCGAGCGGCGCGGACAATACCCGAGCGAATTACCTTCCCTTCTATGTCTAGCTCATCGCCATACACCGGGAAAACGGGTATCCAGTCGCTCTTAATCTCGGTTTCTTCAAGCACCTGGGCGCCGGTACACTTGCGAAGGATAACTTTGCGAATCTCGGACCTGCGCGACTTCTGGATGCGAACGCCAAAAGGCAGCGCCTCTAAAACCGGGTCGCCTTCCCACACGCTTTCGCCGGTAGTCAATCTGTGCAGCGTTTTTTCTTTGGTCTCGATCGAGTAGTAATCGACTACCCGAACCATTTTGTTTGAGTTATCCCACCAGGTTTCAGAGCTGTCGCCAATGCCTTTTTTGAGGTTGTCGGTTAGGTCTAAATCGGGGAAATCCGCCTTTAAATCGTCCTCATTAACGAATTCAGAAATCGCCCACCACGTAGCGTCTGAGCCATCCAGCTCAACGCTTGCCGGGTCGCAGTACACACTAAAAGAATTGCGGATGCGCTTAAATTTAATGCACTGGTCGAAAGACTCAGTAGATGAATAATCAGTAATTAGGCGGAAATAACCAAACCCAATCGCCGCAGCAGAATTAACTGCGGTTGCGTAGGCAGTCTTGGCGTTTGAATCGTATTCAATGTGCCGAATTAGGCCCTGGCGAACTTCTGCGCCATCTTTGTCCGCGCCATCGCCAACCGGGTGAACTTTAATACCGGGGGAATTCTGGCGCTGGTTATTCGTAACTTGGTGAACGAACGTTTGCAACTTGTTGACCGTCAACGCTGGTCGGTTTTCTTGCTCGCGCAATCGCTTTGCGTTGTCGTCCCACTGCTCACCTGAGAGCATTTTTAAATCAATAAGCGCTTCGGCGTTATTCGCATGGGTAAAACTAATGGCCGCAGCCATGCGCTGATTCAACTGCTTAATCACATCCTCGTCTTTACTCGGATTTTTTAGCGTGTCTTCAGCCATTGCTTAACCTGGAATTCTGGGAGAGGCGCGCGCGCCATAATTTGCGGGTCGTCCTGGATAATGACGAACCCAAGCTTTTCGTAGAATTTAATTAATGCGTCCTGAGGCATTCCGCCATCTTCCGCCTCAGGCATTAAAACCAGCGTAATGCGGTCTAAATCTGCCATTTCGCAGACATGCAGCATCAAAGCCCTGGCGTGTCCGCATTTGCGCGTAACACTGTTGAGTTTGGTGATTTCTCTGATGCTGTCTTTAAGTGCTGGGGCGGGCTCGAACTCCCTCAGTTCACATGAGGAGCTGAGGTATTTAACGGGGCCTAAGTGCATCAACTCATCCATCCACCGCCGTAGCTTGGGCGGGCTGTTTTAGTTTTTGGTGGCGCAGGCGTTATCTGCACATGCTGAATGGCGTCGAACATTGGGTCTAGCTGATCGTCGTTTGCGCCGCTTGGAAATGTTGCAACTTCGCCCAGGAAGTCAGACAGCCATGGAGCATCGAGCGGCAGCAGTACGTTGCCAGACTCGATGAACGGAGCCGCGTCATACCCCCTGCTTACCTTGTCTTTGCTGCGCTGTACCGCAAGGATCGGAACCCCTTCTCTGCGCAGCGTTTGAATAAGTCCAGTACCGCTGGCCTTGTCTTCGACATACATGCCGCGAAGTGCGGTTTTGCCGCTCTTGTGCTTCAACCAAAAGGCTCTCGCTTGAATTAGCAGCTCTGGCGCTTCCCACTTTCCGCGTATCAAGTCGATCAATACCGCCTGACCAACTGTTGACCTACCCCACAGCTCAAAAACGGAATAATCGCTCTGCTCTTCTTCCTTCATCGCTGTGTCAGCAAATATCGCTTGATATTCCAGTGTTGGCAGATGCTGCCAATAGCCGAACCAGGCAGTCTTAATCATCCCGCCACCCCTTGGTGACGGTCGCTGCTGCAACTGACCAGCAGAGCCATAACTACCCAAAGTGGTCTCAAGCTCCGCCACTTGCTGCTCTCCGAATCGCTCAGGGAACATCAACTCGCCGTCTTCAGTGCGCGGATCAGTCCACCCAATTGAAGTGGTACAGCGGCGCTCAGGCTCAAATCTCATGGGAATGCAGAGGTGCACGTATGGCAATCCCATTTCTAGGATTACACCGGAAACGTCCAGCTCATTAAGCCGCTGCATAATCACAACAATGGCGGATTTTTCAGAGTTAACCCGCGTTGGCAGGGTCTCTGTAAACGTAACCTTTGCGGCTTCTAGCTTTGGCTCTGAGTTGGCGTTATCGGCGCTTATTGGGTCGTCCAGAATTACACGATCACCACGAACACCGGTTAGGCTTGTAAACGATCTGGCCTGACGAAAACCTTTCGATGTGTTTCCAAATTCGCGCTTTCCGTCAAGGTCGCGGCTTAGCTCAATTGGCCACAACTCTTGATACCACTCGGACTTAATTAAGTCTCTGCAGCGGCGGCTGTCGCGAATAGCCAAACCCTCTTCGTGGGCCGTGCCGACATACCGCATTTCCGGCATGCCTTTCGGCCCCCACTCCCACGCTGGCCAGATAACGCCAACCAGAAGCGACTTCATACAGCCAGGCGGCACATTCACCAGCAGACGGGTTATCTCCCCGCTCGTGACGGCCTCGAGGTGAAGGCAAATTGCATCAAGCGCCCAGCCCCACTTAAGTTCAGCAGTCGGCTCTAGCACATGCCAGGCGCGCTTTGCGAATGCCGATAGAGACCGTCTGCATAGCTCACGTTCAGCGCTTAGCAGATCGAACTCTGTGAGTTGCATTATTTTTTACGCAGGTTTGCCAACTCTTCCAGAGCCTCTGATGAAAGCCCGGTGACGTCTATCGTTGACTCGATTACCATTTCGCCAGAGTGCTGAACCTTATCTGTCCACATACTTAAGTGCTTGCCTAAAAGCTCGCAACCCTTAAGCGCGGCCTGCGGGTTGTACTCGCTTTCGCCCTCGGCAGAAGTCGCTTCGATGATGCTTTGAATCTTTTGCAGCACATAATCTGCTGTAATTTCAGTACGTTGCGAGCGATCTGCAGTTAAACGCTGTATTTCCGCCTGAATGGTAAGTTTTGATAAGTTTTGAGCGCCTATTTCCTTTGCGGTCTTAGCGCTGTAACCGGCTCTAATGGCGGCCTGCGTAGCGTTTAAGTCGATTACGTACTCTCTGCAGAAAAGCGCTTGCTTATCGCTGAGGCCGTTTAGTTTTGGCATTACTTTGTTGTCATTTTATCAATCGAGCGCATAACACCCAACCCGAGCATTGCAGTAACCAATCCCATTAGGTCTGCGATGTTTAAATCGGGGCGGGAAACAAGAGCGCCCGTGTGCACACACTGATAGGCCCAAATGGCAGTAGCAACCAGGCAATAAGGCACGTAATACGAAAAAAGCGATACTGCACATGTCCAGCCGATTGCCGGGCGCCAACCGCTTTTAAATAGCGATTCTGAGGCGGCTTCGATTTTGTTAATTTCTACTTGGCCGAGAATAATTTGAACCTCGGCCTGCAGCTTCTCGCTGTCTTTCTTGTCTGCCAATTCTTGCAGTTTGAACAGAGCTGCAGCTTTTGCCTGTTGGTCTGGGATGAATTTGTCTAGAGCTGTGCGGCCAATATCGAGAAGCGCTGTGATTGGGTCTAAGCTCATTTGCCCCACCCTTGTAGAGTACGATTAACCCAGCCAAGCAAAAACTTGCTTTGGTCGCGGTTTTTATTGCAGATATCCGCGTAGCGCTGGATTTTTTCGAGTGCGAAAACTGACAAAAACAGCTCTCTGGAATTGGAGAACTCGCTGCAGTGATTTATAGCCGCTAGCGTTCTCTTTCCCATGGCCCCATCCGCATCAAGTGCCACAGGAAAAACCCTGTTGGTGGATTTCTGCGCGATCTTAATTGAGGTGGAAATGCCAGCATTAACAGCAAAATCAAAAATAGCCTCGGCTATATCCTGGGAGTTGATATCGTCACCGCGAACCCTGTCCCAGTAATCGCGCTTATAAATCGCCTTGGCCTCTGCCTCGGTCAGCGCTTTAATATTTAAATTCGGGTAGGACTTCTGGCTAATGCCGTACTTAGTTGCGCCGCCAGTATCGCCTGGGGTTTCTGTGTACTTGTCGCCACCCTCGAAGCTCAGGGTTTTGGCGATAGCCAGGTCAAAGCTGGCCATTTTGTTGCCTCGACGCAATTAGCGTGTCTAGTCTTGTATTTACCTGCCTAACGCTCTCGGTCATTTCCTGCCTTGACGATTTAAGCTCCAAAAAGAGATCAGTGCGCAAGCTGTTCATGCAATTTCTAACTTCTACCCCAACTGTTTTAATGTCCTGATCGAGCTTTCCCAAATCTTTTCGCGTCTCCTCGCGTAGTTTTGATATTTCCGCTTCATGTTCTTTTTTGTTTGCGTCCACCTTGGCCTCGACCTGGGCCGCGCGGTTGATGCAGTTTTTCTGCAGCGCTACTATTTGTCCTTTTAAAGTGGAGAGAACATATCTGCCGCCCCACCCTACCAACGCAACCATTAAGCCTAGAATGTATATTCCAAGCTGTTGCACCATTTGCATAATTTGTTCTGGCATCTTCGGGGTGTCCGTTGGGAATAAAAAACCCGCACTAGGCGGGTCAGAATATTTTTAAACTAAGCGAAAATAATACTTGCGTTGCGCGTAACGGGGGTTGGGCTTAAATCACTTTGTCTTTCAAGCATTTTCCAACCCTCCAAAACGCAAAAACCCCGGTTTTTAGGCCGAGGTCTTTTATTTGTGTGCATAATTCCACTATGGAAAAAAGTAGCACGATATTGAGCACTGGTCAATAATCCAGTTGCTTTTCTTTTATCCTTCTTGCTATCTCGCCACCCACATAACCAAGTGCCCGCCCTGGCAAATCCAATGCTATATCGCGCAACAAATCATAATGCCTGCGGTATCGAGTGAA